TGAAGGTTAAGGTTGCCCGTTGTGTCGGCAGTAGTTACGACCCCAGCAGAGGTCGATGCGTTGATCGATGCGGCCATGATTTATCCTTTAGTAATATTCATCAACGATGATGTAGCCAGAACCCCCAGCACCACCTGCCCATCCAGAAGTTCCTGCGGCGGGGGCGGTTCCTCCTGCACCTACTGAATAAATATAGGTAGCAGCAGGGGAATTAATCAGTATTTCCGCGTATTCCCCTTCACCACCAGCACCTCCTCCGTTAAAAGTTCCTATGGCTGAAATCAATTGCTGATTAACACCAGCAGCACCACCACCTCCACCCATTGAACCAGCGTTACCATTACCACCACCAGCAGGGCCAAGACCCCCGCCCTTACCACCCCCATTCCCGCCAACCCTTTGCCCGTTAGTTGCGCTATTAACTTGCCATACAGAGTTTCCACCACCCTGCCCGTTGATGCGAAATGAAGCGGTTCCTGTACCTCCTGTACCACCTTGACCGGGATTACCTGTTGAAGTAGACCCACCACCCCCACCAATAACCGTTATGGAGTTAAATGAGGTTGTCCCGCCCGTTCCAGAATTACCCGGATCACTTGTGCCTGTTGAAGAACCCCCACCACCACCCGCTTGTTCACGCACCACAATCTGCGTACAGTTTGCAGGTCTTGTATAGGTAGCAGAAGTTCCAGAAAGAAGTACTTGCCGTGTATGCACAGCAAGCGTTGTCGTATTACCTGCTGGCCCAGTTACCCCAGCCGTACCATCAAGGATGAGTGACATGGTTTATCCGATCCTGAAGGCGGTGATGGTGGAGTCTTTTGCTAGACCACTTGTATTGGCAACTATGAACCCATCTGTATGACCAGAATCTCTTACTTGAATTCTTAAATTTCCTGCCGGACTAGCGATAACCCCAGACAGGCTTACTGCCCAATTCCAAGTATTGTTTGCAGATGTAGTTATGCAAGCAGATGCAATTGTTACTGAACCATCTGTCAAATTAAAGTACACATTGCTGGCAGACGCGCCATTTTGGAATGTGACAGTTCCCGACACAAACCAAGTGCCAGTCGTTCCTTGTGCAACAGTTGGGCCAGTAAAATAACTAGCGGTGTTGTTTACCGCAACATTGCCACTTAATGAGTTCGTAATCTGTGAACCAACATTCACCCCAACCCCTGCCAACGTACACGTAGCACTCGGCAGCGTGATCGTCGCCGTGACCGCATCAGTTGGCGTGATCGTGGTCGATCCGCTTGTTGCTCCTGCTAGAACTAACGATGCCATTTCAAGCTCCTAAGAAACTACCCAACGAGCAGTTCCATTCAATGTGACCGTAACCCCGCCACTGATGGTTGATGGCCCCACACTCGACGCCGAATACCCCGTTGGAACCGTACAACTTACAGATACCGTCTGGTTGTTTGTAACAAGAGCTTGCCCACCCAAAGTAAAGGTTGCGTACTCGGATGGGTAGGTGACAAATACGTCTTTTGTCCCAGCACTAAAGTTGACAGCCGCACCTGAGTTGGACGAGGAAATAACCGTAGTACGCGCAAGCGTAGTACCCGAGGAGGTGTATGTGCCAATCCCCACTTCCCATTCAGAAGTTCCTTGCCCAGCAATGGTGTAGTAAGTCGTGTTCCCGTCACCAATGACTGAGAAGTTCTGGAACCCCGTAGGTGCAGTTCCACTAAGAGTGACGGTGCCTGTGCCAGTGGTAGTCGTGGAGTCTTTGACTCTATCTGCAATAACTAAAGCCATTTAGTTCACCGTTCCTATTACAGTCCAATTCGGGGTTTGCGTGTTATCTATTGCACCCCAGCCCGGAGTCTGAGTGCTAGTAATCAATACCCAATTAGGAGTCTGCGCGTCATCAATAATGTTCCAAAGGAACCCGCTTAAAATCGCATCTGTCGCTGTCGCTGTCTCCGTTACAGATGACAGGTATATCGTTCTACCAAACACCGCATCTGTCGCTGTCGCTACCTCGCTAACATTCCCAAAGAATACAAACGAAGCAGTAAGTACATCCGTTGCTGTTGCAGTTTCTGCCACCAGACACAAATATATTGGGACACTTGAAACCGCGTCTGTTGCCGTACCTGTCTCTGCAATACTTGCTGGGAACGCTATATACCCAACCGTACTATCTGTTGCTGTACCTTTCTCTGCAATACTTACAGGGAAACTAATGTAACCAACAGGTGCGTCAGTTGCAGTTGCCGTCTCTGCCAATGCACTTATAAACGTCTGCAAACTACCAACCGCATCCGTTGCCGTACCAGTCTCGCTTGCCGTACTTATAAACGTCTGTTTGCTGCTTGTTGCATCTGTTGCAGTAGATGTCTCACTTAAAACGCTGTAGAAAATTTCAAGTGAACCAACTGCATCCGTTGCTGTTGCCGTCTCAGATACGGGTGCATTAAAAATACTTGCTGCTACTAGAACCGCGTCAGTTGCAGTCGCCGTCTCACTTACTGCTGAGTTAAACGCACTCCCAGCAAGAGAAGCAAACGGCGAAGCCGCAAATGACGAGATTCCAAACACACTACCCCGCCAGACTCAACGTATACGTTACGTTAAGCGTATCACCAGAAACCACAGACCGATCACCCGGAGAGGTGAAGTCAGAAGCCGAGAACAAAGTACCCGCTGTGCCGCTTTTTGCACTACCGCTAGTCAGGAACGCACCACCCACTGTAGAGGTGGCATTAATAGAGAACGCTGCTGGGGACGCAGAGTTAGTCGCAACGGACGGGTTGGCAGTCGTAGCTGTAACAAAAGTACAGGCAACACGGGTTGCATTGCTGTAAGGAACCACCTCAGTCCATCCAGCGTGTGAGGACATCGTATCCCCAGCAGCAGGAGTGTTCGACGCACCAGCCCCGTACACACCAATGTACCAAGCAGTGATAGCTGTTACGCTAGTCAAGGCTGATCCAGCCATATAAGCAAGGCCAGTGTTGACAACCAGATTAGGGACTACATCGGTCCACTTCACCTTGCCGTCAGCCCCAATACACTCAAAGTTAAACTGACCCAAAGCCAATGCGCTCTCACCGGACTTCGTGCCACAAACAAGCCCACTAGACACAGTGTCTGTGGATTTTGCTTTTTCGTTTGACATAAAAACTCCTTAAGGGAATCTAATAATTGCAGTTACGGCAGAAGCCGTTGGGAACGTAACGACAAAGTTAATCGCTGTGCTGGTCTTATTTGACCCAAAGTTCAGTACACAAACGGTCTTGTTGCCCTTTGTGCTGTTGTAGATCAAAGCACCGGCAATGTTTATTGCAGTCAGGTTTGTGTAGGTTGCTGGTTGAAACGAGACGTAGGACGTAGTGCCAGTAGAGGTTGGCGCAATCGTAGTCAGAGTAATACCGCCAGCAGTATAGTTAGTACCTGTGATTTCTCCAGTAGCTGTGTAGATAGTTGTGTCATCACCAATCGTAGCTGTAGGCAGGTACAACGCGATCTTGAACGTATCCCCCGTTGATGGCGTGAAGTCATGGGTAGCCGTAAAAAGCTGCTGTTTGAAGGATGTGGTCAGACCTTGCGTAATCATTTGACAGGTATCCTAGCTTGCCCAGAACGGTAGGCATCTTGCCTCTCCAACCCGTCCCCAAGACGTTTAGCCAACATCAGGGCATCTTGGTACTTCTTCTCGTAGAACCCAATAACGTCAGGCTCACCTTTCATAAAGGTGTACCCCTCAACCAACGAGCCATATAGCAAGACGCTATCAATGTTGTCACCCAGCCACGTTTGACCGCTAGAGGCAGTTGTGATGCTCTCAGGGTAGTAGTAGTAGTGCAACTCAACCGAGTACGCTGCGTCAGGGGTTGGCCCCAAAATAAACGACAACTCGTTGGTTGGTACAGGAGGGGTTGCACTTGTAGTGGCTGGGCCAAACAAGGCGTAGTAAGCAGGAACCCCCGTATCAGTGGGGGTGGGGAACGACTCACGGATGAAGCTCACATCCTTATTCAGCAAGAACGCATAAGACCCGTCGGTGTTGATTACCGCCATTGAGTACGTGGATAGAAAGTCTGACGGGCAGGATAGGTACTTGTTGCCTGAGTAAGTAGCCCCCGTTACGTTTTTGCGAATTGACGGGAACTGAACAGTGTTGTATATCCGTTGTTCTGCTTGCGTGATGAATGTGTTGACCTGTTCAGTGCTGGTATAGGTCGCAGCGGCAGTCGATGAGGATGCAGTGCTGTCATTGAAGACAACATCTGGGAAGTCATTCTCAAGGTAGCCCTTGACTGTAAT